TCAGCACCAGCTTTGCCAGCGGATCAGTCAGCGGCGTGTCCATCGCCCAATCTAGTGCTTTGATGCTCATTCTGCACACTCCGCAGCACAGGCCATATAACCGGCACCGTCCCTGTAGTTATCCATATGGGCTGGATTGCTTTTCGCTCTGGCGCATTTCAGCAACGTCATCATCACGCCTACATCGACCGCAGTGATCTCAACGCCCAAATGCTCCGACCAATATGCCGCAATCGTGTTAAAATTGTCCTCTAAATCGCCGTGATCGGCTGCGCGATCTTTTGTGACAATTTCCTTTGCTTCGTCTAGTATTTCTGCACGTTTCATTTTATCTCCGTAAAATCTCCGATGTTGTAATGTGCAACCAACCCATAGTCGGTCATTATGTTTCTGTCTGTTCTGCCGCCCAGCTTCGTTGAAAAGCCAGCCGCAAAATCAACAAACATTAATTTGTCCGTCCACTGTATTGCCAGCAAAACCGGCTTTTTTGTCGCATGTGCCACTTGACGCGCTGCGATAACTTTATCCAATGCAATCATCGCTGTGTCGAACGTAGTTGATGCGACAGTGCGCACTTTAATTTCAACAAACGCTTGAACAATCCCCTTTCGGGTCAGCGCATAATCAAGCCGCTGATGTATCGGCAACTTGATCGCTTCGCACTTGAAACGCGCACAAAGCCGCTTGATTACAGCCGCTTCGCGCTTCAAGTCTGCGTCAGTTTCCAGCAGTTCCGATTTCAAGATTGCACACTTTGCATCTTTGCGGGCCTTTCTCCGCTTTCTGTAAGGACGTGCAACAGTTCGGACATAAACCCCTTGACAATCTTTTCTGAATTGTGCCATCGCCTTTAGGTGAAATTGGATTGTGATCTAAGTCTAACACTAAAGGCGTTTCAGTTGTAGACTTCGGCGGGTCCACGAACAAGCTGCCTAGCGGCTTGCTGATGCCGTCATCTTCGCGTGGATAAACCACAACCTTCGCGCCTCCGTTGCGCTTGCTGATATGAACTGTCAGATCAAAAACATCGACCCACGTTTCATTTCCGCTAAGCACATATTCACGCGGCCCGACAATCCTAATTTCATTGTTCGACATTTTCATCATCCTCCACTGGCGTCAGCATTTCACTTTTGCAATGCGGGCAAAACAAACCAGCGCTTTCGTCGCGGCTGAATAGTTCTATCGCTTCGCACTCTCCGAATACAAGGTAACAATCCATACAAAACCAATCCTGCATCACGTTTCCTCCGTCACTGGCCCACACTGCACCGAAACAATTGGCGAATTTTCGAACCGCACAACCAAATCGTTCGCAACTTGTAATTCGCGCTGTTCAGCATATTTTACGCAAATTTCGATCGTTTCGAAATAGCGTTCCTCTCTAACCATCCAGCACGGGTTCACCATTTCACCGTTTTTGCCGACCATTATGCAAAACGCCAGTATTGTCTCAAACATCTGCCATCAACTCCCTACACACATAAATAAAATCAGGCCATTCCAGCGTTGCAGTGTATGACCACGGGAACTGTGCATCCGGCAAATATCCCTTCGGTGCCGGTTCGCCTAACCGCCGCATCGCTTCAATCGGTATCCGACATTTAATCGACTGCCGGTCCAGCTTATAAATCAAACAAGGCAACGCATCGTTGACGTTGTGCGATGATTTCGCCGCTTCACAGATCTGATCCCACCATTTCGGATCAACGCCCGCAGCATAGCGCTTGCACTCAATTAGAAACGGAAACGGCCCGTCAGGCGTTAGATCAGCCAGACCTTTTTGCTGATATTGTGACAAATTGCGTCGAAAGTTTATTCCCGTTTCCAGAAACAACTCCTTTGCAATCAATCTTTCAAAATTTGCGCCTTTCTGGCGTCCGTTCACCTTGCTCATTCGCTAACCCTTAACGAATAAAATGCTAATTGCAACAGAAAATGATTGCATAATGGCATTATGGCGTTACTGTGCGCATATGGGAACTAATGAGAAACAGATCGGCAAAGAATGGCAAGCCATTGATCTTGACCATTTATCTGCCAGCCAGCTATTGCAAACACCGGCAAGCTGGATTTTCAAATATGTCGCACTGTCGAAAAAAGAACGCCGCGAAATGGGTGTTGGCGAACGTGCAGCAATCGGATCGTCAGTACATACCGCTGTTCAGGCTGTGCTTTGTCACGGGCAGGATATGAATGAAAGCATAGATGCCGCAATCACTGCGTTTGACTTCCACGACGCTGATGAAGATCGCGTTTTGCGTGACAAGTTTAGAACTTGCATTCCTGCGATGGTGGAAAATGGTGTCGAATTATTAGCTGATGCGAACTTTGTTGGCGCAATAGATGAAGAACGCATTTTGCTGTGGCTGGATGGCGTAAATGTGCCGTTGCTGGGATTTGTCGATCTGGTGCAGCCGGAAACTATGTTCTGCGAAATGAAAACAAAAGCGCCGCGCAAAACTAAATTGTTGAAATCTGGCGAACAAGGGTGGTCGAAAGCGACACTGCCTAAAAAGCCGGAACACAACCATCTTTGTCAATCGGCGATATATCAAAAGGCGCTGAACGTCACGCCGTCGATTTGTTACATCGCAGAACACGACTGTGAAATGTTCACGCCGTTTAACTGTGACGAACTGAAAGCTGAAAGCATCAACGATGCGCTGGAAGATATACGGCAAAAGGCGCTTATCCGGCAAAACCTGTTGCGGGTCAGCAATGATCCGAAAGTGTTGGCGTCTATTACCGATCCTGACTGGAAACACGCATTTCAATGGCGTATGGAACCCGAATTTTTAAGAAAGGCAAAAGAACTATGGAACCAAAAATAGAACTGCGAAAAGCGATTGCTGAGTTCAGCAAACAAGCGATTGTCAAAAAAACCGGCAAAAACGCTTTTTTGAAAAACACGCAAGGCAAACCTTCACAATATTACACGCTTACGGATGTTTTGCAGGCTCTTGTGAAATTTGGTGAACCGCTTGGCTTAATGCAAAACCAATACTTCACAGAAAACAACACTCTGGTCACGATCATCTTGCACGAACCATCTGGTCAGTTTGAAACCAGTGAGGTGCCTGTGTTTGACTGTCGTGACCCGCAAAAGTGGGCATCTTGCACAACTTACATCAGGCGCATCACATTAGTGACAATGTTGGGATTGTTTGAACACGATGATGATGGCAATATGTCATCTGGCCGCAGCGGGTCGCCCTCCCTGTCTCGCAGCGCCAGCGCGGGTGGTGGTTCCTCCGATGCCACCCCCGCGCACCCTTCCGAAAAAGATTTAGTTTTGCAGCTTGACGGCTGTAAATCAGTGCGCGACGTCAACGCGCTTTACACCCGTTTGTACCCGTCAAAAGGATTAACGATCAGCGACGAACACAAACAACTTTTTGCTAACAGGAAAGAAGAATTGAAATGAACAGTTGCACATTTACCGGCAGACTAGGGCGTGATGCCGTAACCCGAACAGTCAACGATACAACAGTGACCAGCTTTTCGCTGGCGAGTGATGTGGGCTATGGTGACAAAAAAACAACCATCTGGCTTGATTGTTCGATTTGGGGAAACCGTGGCGTCACGCTTGAACCGGCTTTGGTCAAAGGCGCGGAAATCACCGTCATTGGCGAACTTTCGGAACGCGAATACACAAATAAAGATGAAGAACTTAAAAAAGCGCTGTCTTTACGGGTTAGCAATAACAGCTATCCGTCTGTCAGATCTAGCGAACAAGCTGGAACGCCAGCACCAGCGGCGGCTGAAAAAGCGGCTATTGATGACGAAATTCCGTTCTAAACGAAAACAACTTGCACCACGCCAGCCGCGTTATGAAAAATGCGTCTGGTGTGAGCAGAACGTCAACCTAAATGCGAATGATTGGGTGTGCGACGGAAACAAGGAAGTGCTGCACATTGATTGCTTCGCTGAACGTATGGGAATAATCAAAGATGAAAATAGAAAAAAACGTGCCAATTCCTAATCGGATGCAGCGCGGTGAATGGGATTTCGTGTCAGCGATGGAAATCGGCGACTGCATTTTTTTTGACACACAACGTGAAGCGTTACGATGCCGCGACGCTATGCGTTATCGCGGATTGAAATACAAAATGCGCCGTGTTCACAAAAGAAGTGGCCTTGATAGCAATGGGCAGATCATACCATCAAAAGCAGGCTGGCGTGTTTGGCGTGTCGATGCTACTTGCGAAAACCCTTGATGCCTCTAATACCAAACGACGCGCCGATGGACGCGTACATAGCCCACTGGAACCAATCAGGCGTCTGATCCAGTGCGGCAAAGCCCTGTGCAACATAGGGCTGCGTCCACGGCAAGAAACAAGCCACGACAATCGCAATGAAGCAAATCGTCCACGCTTCGTCTTTCCAACTGTCTTGGCTGCCCTGCGCCATAATCTTTTCCCAGCCAGCTTCGTGCGTGGCTGCAACGCGCATCACTTCCGCTTCCGCTTCGGCTTTTGCAACTTTAACTTTGTTTGTCGCGGCTTGCTTTTCGGCTTTGCCTTTAAGCCAGCCACCTGCCAGTTCGCTGATGATCGGCAAAAACTGGATCACGATTTGCCCTCCGAATTGACAAATATGCCGAAACAGCCGGTTGCTGCGCCGACGATTGTGCTGACGAATGCCGCCTGCTGCGTTGTAGCGTCAGCGCCTAGTTCCATAAACCAACTGCATACGTTCCAACTCATAAGCATAAAACAACCCATCATAAGCCGGATCAGCAGTTTCCATTTAAGAATGCGCTCCATCGTCAATTCAGCCATTTGCAAGCCCTCTAAGCCGTTGCACTAGTCGTTTCGCCCTGTTCGGCACCTGATCGTGCCAGCGGCTGTCTACGGCTTCGTCAGCGGCTTTCAACCAGTCTTGTGCTTCGATTGCAGCGCGAAAATTGATGAACTTGCTGAAACGCGGATACCCCAAATTGAACGCCATATTTGCGCACACAAGTTGCGCTTCATCTGGCAAATCATCCCAATTGTTAAACAACCTATGACAATCTTCAACTGTGACTAACACATCAAGCGCAAAAACTTGTCGAACACGCTCGTCAGAAACCTCTGTGCCGATCGGCTTGCCGTGTTCTGGGTCATGTTCGCGGATCAGATGCCCAATGCCGAAAGTTCTTAAACCTAAATGATCTAAATAAATTTCAAACTTGCAACCTTCATCAGCGGCAAGTTCCTCACGCAGCTTGTCAACATTCATTTCATTCGC